TTAGACTACACTCCAGCACTTGCTACTAACCTGAATGTTGATGACACTGGTAACACATTTGCCGGTACACTGAACGGACGTATTAGAGTCTATATCGATCCATTCTCAACTCGTGACTACATCAACGTTGGTTATAAGGGTACTAACCCATATGACGCAGGTCTCTTCTATTGCCCATACGTTCCATTAACAATGGTCAAGGCAGTGGGTGAGGAAGACTTCCAGCCACGTATCGGGTTCAAAACTCGTTATGGCATGGTATCTAATCCATTTGTTGGTTCCACGCCAGCCGACGGACTAGCAACTGCACGTACAAACCAGTATTACAGAATCTTTGCAGTGAACAACATCCTTTCGTAGGACCAAAATTAAAAACAACTGTAATAGTAATACGCGAAAAAACTGGGCCATCTTCGGATGGCCCTTTCTTTTAATATAAATAGAGTTATGGCTACACTTACTACAAACATTAACTATATTCAACCTACGTCGTTTAAACTAACGATCGATCGGACAAATTATCCTAATCTCGAGTATTTTTGTCAATCAGTGAATCATCCTAGTATGTCACTGTCGCCAGCAGAAATACCTTTTAGAAAACTAAGAAGTGTTCCATTTCCTGGTGGTGCACTCGATTATGGTGAGTTTTCAGCAAATATTATTCTTGACGAAGATATGAAAGCATATACAGAAATGCATGACTGGATGCGTCGAATTGTTGATAATCCACTTATAAGTGCTCTTGATAGAGATGATAGTGCAATTAACTCTGTTGCTGATATTACGCTATCTATTCTATCAAGTTCAAACACAGTAATAAAACAAATAAGATATACAGATGCTATGCCAGTCACTTTAGGAGACATCGCGTTTGAAGCAACAGCTTCTGGTACAGAATTTATTACAGTTGCCATAGGATTTAGATTTACGCTTTTTGAATTAGTATAGATAATCTTATATGATGGAGATTGATTATGATTGACTTGAAAGAAATCCTTACTCAGTGGAGTGAGGATAGTAAAATTAGTATGAAGCTTGATGAAGATTCTAGGAATACACCTCTTTTACATGCTAAATATCTTGAAAAACTTTCGAATGCTAAATTGCTTTTGAAAAGAGCTGAATTTTCTCAAAAGACACTACTTAAACAAAAGTGGGAATGGTACAATGGAAAAATGAGTCAAGAGGATGTTGCTGAACTTGGATGGAATCCTGATCCTTTCAACGGGTTAAAAATTATGAAAGGTGATATGGAATACTATTATGATTCAGATCCTGAAATTCAAAAGTCTGAAGAAAAGATTCAATACTATAAAACAATAGTTGAGACATTAACTGAAATAGTTTCAAATATTAATTGGCGACATCAAACGATTGGAAACATAATCAAGTGGAAGCAGTTCGAATCCGGAAATTAAATCAGGCTAACTTACACGTTGAGTGTGATTACGGGCAAGCCGAAGAACTTAATGAATTCTTTTCATTTTTTGTGCCTGGCTATAAATTTATGCCGGCTTTTAAACGAAGAGTTTGGGATGGAAAAATTCGTTTATTTGATAAACGTACCGGTGAATTACCAGCTGGTTTGATATATCATCTCGTTCAGTTTTTAGAATCACGTGGTTATAATTATGAAGCAGTACGTACGCTTTACGGGATGCCATATTCTGAAGATACAATTGATTCAAAAGAATTAGCTACATTTATTTCTAAATTAAATCTACCATTTACATTACGAGACTATCAGTTTCTTGCCGTTATTGAAGGACTAAAAAGACAACGTGGTGTACTTCTTTCTCCAACTGGATCTGGCAAATCACTTATCATATATGTCCTATTATCATACTACTTAGGAATCCTAAGAGGTACAAGTAATAAAAAGGTATTAGTTATTGTACCGACAACTTCTTTAGTTGAGCAAATGACAAATGATTTCGAAGAATATAATATGCCAAAAGGATTAGCTCATAAAATTTATTCAGGTAAAGATAAAAACACTAATGCTCCTATTATTGTTTCTACGTGGCAGTCAATTTATAAGCTACCCAAACAATGGTTCGAACAATTTGGCATGGTGATTGGTGATGAGTGTCATGGATTTAAATCAAAGTCATTAATGAATATTATGAATAAAGCTACTGAAGCTGCTTATAGATATGGAACTACCGGAACCTTGGATGGCACTCAAACTCATGAGCTCGTACTTCAAGGGTTGTTTGGTAAGATATATAAAGTAACGACCACAAAAAAATTACAAGACAATGATACATTGGCACAACTTGATATTAAACGACTTGTGTTAAATTATCCAAAAGAATATAGAGAATCATTTGGTACTAAAACATATCAAGAAGAAATCACAGAAATAGTAACAAATGAAAAGCGCAATAAGTTTATTGCTAATCTAGCTTTAGATTTAAAAGGTAATACACTTGTTCTTTTTAATTACGTAGAAAAACATGGTAAACCTCTTTTTCAATCAATACAAGACAAAGCTGTCGTAAGTAGAAAAGTTTTCTTTGTATCCGGTGATGTAGCCACGTCAGATAGAGAAGCAATTCGTGGAATTGTAGAAAAACAAAAAAATTCTATTATTGTTGCTAGTCTTGGAACCTTTAGCACTGGTATCAACATAAAAAACTTACATAATATTATTTTTGCATCGCCTTCAAAATCACAAATTAGAGTGCTACAATCAATTGGTAGAGGATTACGACAAAGTGATGATCGGCGTGCGACTAAGTTATATGATATTATAGATAATATTAGTACTGAAAATCAAAAAAACTTTGCATGGCTACATGGAAAAGAGCGCTTTAAGATATACCAAAAAGAACAATTTAACTGTAAAACATATGATATTGACCTATGAGTTATAAACAACTTAAACTAACTAGTGGCGAAGAATTTATTGCTAACATCATCGATGTTGATCAAGAAGAGGGTGTTATCGTCATGGCTCAAGCACTTAAAATTATTGAGTCAGATAACGCAGAAGAAGGCATTTCTTATTTTGCCTTTAGACCATTGATGTCATTTACCGAAGATATGGATAAAATTCACATTCTTAATCTGGCACACATTGTAGTTGAAACAACTCCTTCAGAAAATATTATGAAGCACTATAATCGAACAATAGAAAAAATGAAAAGAGTCGCAATGGGTGGTAAAACTATGGAAGAACTAGAAGAAGCTAGTGAAGAAGAATTTGAAGAATATATGAGAATGCTTGATGATTTAGACGAATACGAAGAAGAAATAGATCCACGTGGAGATAACATAGTTAAATTTAGACGACCAAAGGATACTTTTCACTAATGTCATTTTTAGTAGCTCCATTACCGCCAGAAAATGTATACGTTCGTAAAGAATTTCTTTATGATCATCAAAAAGGACACGGTGAGTTTACACCTGGAATATGGATATCAGCAAAATCAACTCAATATAAAGCTTTATATTTTGAAACCTTGTTAACGGAATATGGAGCTCTTTTCGATAAACTTCCGATATCTGCTTTTGTATGGAAGACAAATCATGGTGAACTCTTGCCTCTTGATGTTCTTCAACTTTGGGATTGTTTCGATTATCATTTGACAGTAGTTGAAAAACCAATTCTTTCTCGTTGTGAATTTTTCGGTAAAGATAAAAGAATGCATCCAGGCGAATATGTTTTTACAATTGATAACGCTCATCCGGATAAGAGTGTTTTGGATATCAATTTTTCCGAACATGATCCGGAACATAAATCTTTCAATATTATAATGTTGGATAATGGCCAATTTGCTGCTCAACCTAATAATAGAATTATATGGCGCGATTCAAGTTTGACGCCCGATAATTTAAAAACACCAGACTTTAAAGTTTGTACACAAAATTATAGAGTAGAAACTGAACCAAAATGGTCAGTTGGTCACACCGACGAATGGAACTACAGAACTAGAGACGGAGCTTAGTATATCCTGGTTCCTTAAAAACCTTAACTAATTATACCATATTCGACAGAAAAGTAAACAATTAATTTTACTTTTAAAAAGAAAAAATACATATATACAAAACAGTCTTTATTTGATATAATATACTTAATTAATGAAAAGGACTACTTATGTCAAGATCAAAAAAACAAAGCATTCATTACGTAAATAATGCTGAATTTTCGCAGGCTGTAGTTGACTATGTTACTGTAGTTAATGAAGCAAAAGATAACAATAAACAAATTCCAAAAGTACCAGATTACGTTGCGCAATGTTTTCTACGCATTGCCGAAGGTTTGTCTCACAAATCTAATTTTATTCGCTATACATATCGCGAAGAAATGGTCATGGATGCAGTTGAAAATTGTTTAAAAGCTATTAGTAATTATAATTTAGATGCAGCTACACGAACTGGTAAACCTAACGCGTTTGCGTACTTTACTCAAATTACATGGTATGCTTTTCTTCGTCGTATTTCTCGTGAGAAAAAACAACAAGATATTAAAATGAAGTTTATTGCTAATTCTGGTATTGATGACTTTGCGGTTAACGAAAACGGCGATGATACGTCTGGCCTTGTAGCAGAAGCTTTTGTTGACTCTCTTAAAACTCGTATTGATAGAGTTAAATACGTTGACGCAGAAGTAAAAGAATATGGAAAAGTTGAAAAGAAACGTAAGAAAAGAACAATTACCGCTGATTCTGATCTTTCGGAGTTTTTATAATGAAAATAGCAATCCTCAATGATACTCATTGTGGTATTCGTAATTCCTCTCAAATCTTTCTAGACAATGCTGAAGATTTCTATAAGAATGTTTTCTTTCCGGAATGTGAAAAACAAGGTGTAACTCAAATTGTGCACCTTGGAGATTATTACGATAATCGCAAAGTAATTAATGTAAAAGCACTTAATCATAATCGTAAGTGTTTTCTTAATGAAATGCGTAAACGTGGTATGATCATGGATATTATTCCTGGCAATCACGATACGTATTTTAAAAATACTAATGACATGAATAGTTTAAAAGAACTACTCGGTCACTTTATGAATGAAGTCAATATTATTATGGAACCGACTGTAATGGAATACGGTTCTTTGAAAATGGCAATGCTACCATGGATTGCTCAAGATAATTATAACAAGTCAATGGAGTTTATTGCTAATTGTAAAGCAGATTGGCTTGGTGGTCATCTTGAACTTGGTGGATTTGAGCTTATGAGAGGCGTAGAAAATCATCATGGTATGAGTCATAAGATTTTTGAAAGATTTGAATTAGTACTTACTGGTCACTTTCACGTATCTTCCCGTAAAGACAACGTTTGGTATCTTGGTAGTCAAATGGAGTTCTTTTGGTCAGATGCTCATGATCCAAAGTATTTCCACATTGTCGATACTGAAACTCGTGAAATAGAAAAAATTAAAAATCCATACACTTTATTTCATAAAATTGTTTACAATGATAAAGAAATGGATTATAATAAATATGATACTTCGGTGTTAGATAAGAAATTTGTCAAAGTAGTTGTGGTAGAAAAAACTGATACGTTCAGTTTTGATCGGTTTATTGATCGTATTCAAAATGAAGACATCTTCGATCTTAAAATCTCTGAAAACTTTAACGAGTTTATCGGTGCAAATGTTAATGACGATGGCCTTGAGATTGATGACACACCAAAACTTATGGATGACTATATTGAAGGTGTAGACACTGATCTAGACAAAGATCGTATTAAAGTAATGATGAGAGACCTGATGACTCAGGCTCAAGCTTTGGAAATCGTATGATTGTATTTCAAAAAATTAGATACAAAAATTTTCTATCAACTGGTAATAATTTTACTGAATTAGATATTCTTCGGCATAAATCAACTCTTATTGTTGGCCAAAATGGAGCAGGAAAGTCCACAATGTTGGATGCTATTTCTTTTGCTCTATTTGGTAAGCCTCATCGTAATATCAATAAACCTCAACTTATTAACTCAATTAACAATAAGCAATGTGTTGTTGAAGTTGAGTTTCAAGTTGGTGCTGCTCAATTTAAAGTAGTTCGTGGAATTAAACCTGGTATCTTTGAAATCTGGAAGAATGGTGAAATGATTAATCAATCTTCGCATGCCAAAGAATATCAACGTATTCTTGAACAAAACATTCTTAAACTAAATCATAAGTCATTTCATCAGGTTGTGATACTTGGTTCTTCGAACTTCGTACCATTTATGCAGCTAAATCCACATAATCGTAGGCTTGTGATTGAAGATCTTCTTGATATTGGCGTTTTTTCAAAGATGAATCAACTTCTTAAAGAAGAAGTTAATGTTATCAAAGAAAATTTAAAAGATATATCATATCAAACAGATTTGGGTAAAAATAAATTTGATACGCAAAAGAAATATATTGCTGATGTAAAAAAAATTACTGATGAGGCTATCACATATAAAGAAACTCAGATTTCAACAAAGTCTTCTCAGATTGAAAAATTAGAATTGGATAACGCTAACATTAGTAAAGAAATCGAAGGTAAGCAGGAAAATATTCAAAATGAACTTAATCAACTCAACAATAGAAAACAATCACTCATACAGTACAGCGCACAATTCAAGCAACAAATGGCAACAGTCGTTAAAGATGCAAAGTTTTACGAAGAAAATGAAACATGCCCAACCTGCGATCAAGATATTGATCAAAAACGAAGACAAGAAAAACTCTCTACGGCTAAGTCTAAGGCAAAAGAATTACAAAGTGCCATGGGTAAGCTCACTGAAGAGTCAGATCAAGTTGAACAAACTATTTCAGACACAACTGATACACTTTCCGAAATACGAGACAAACAAAATATCCTACATTCTAACATACAACAAATTAATAGGATACAGGGTGAAATTACAGATCTCAGAAAAGATATCGCTGGATCAGCCACCGCTG